GCGTTAATCGCAATGCTGAATTTATCGAACCTACTATCAAGACAGAGGAAAAAGTTATTATGTCTGAAGTAAATCACGATGAAATCCGTGAAGCAGCCGCAGAAGCAGCCAAGCGCGATTTCCAAAAGAATGCCAGCGAGATCATCAATCTTGCTGTTAAACACAACCGCCGTGACCTAGCCGATCAAGCTATTGGTCAAGGCCAGTCTGTTGCACAATTCCGCGCAACATTGCTTGACGCCATTGGCGAAGGCAAGCCACTAGAGCAGTCAGCCGGTGCGGTTGATATGTCAGCCAAAGAAGAGCGTTCATATTCGTTTATGAAAGCTGTTCGCGGTCTGGTTAATGGTTCTGGCTTGCAGGGTCTTGAGCGTGAAGTTTCTGAGCAGATTGCAAAGAACAGCGGTCGCGAAGCACGCGGCTTTTATGCACCAGATTCATTCTGGGGCGGTCGCCGTGACTTAACTGCTGGCACAGCTACAGCCGGTGGACATTTGGTCGGCACAGATCATATGGGCGACCAGTTTGTTGATGCACTCCGCGCACGCCTAGTGTTCAATGAACTTGGCGCACGTTTTATGACTGGTCTCAAAGGTGATGTTGCTATTCCAAAGCTTGCAACTGGCGTTTCAGCCGGTTTCGTTGCTGAAAATGGCGCAACATCTGAAGTGAATGCTGTGTTCTCACAACTTACAATGACCCCCCGCAGCCTTGGGGCGTTTACAGATATTTCGAGGCTTTTAACTATTCAAAGCGATCCAAGTGCAGAACAAATTGTGCGAGATGATCTTTTGAATGCCATTGCCCAGAAAATTGAAGACGTTGCAATCGAAGGCGGCGGTTCAAATGAGCCAACAGGCATCATCGGAACAGCCGGTATCGGCTCAGTCGCAATCGGCACAAACGGTGGCGCACTGACTTGGGATGCCATCACCGATCTGGTCAAAGAAGTTGAAGTAGACAACGCTGCGATCAACGCAAACACACTTGCATATCTGACCAACCCGAAAGTGAAGTCACATATGGCTTCAACTCCAAAGGTTGCTTCAACAGACAGCGTTATGTTGATGGACGCGCCTTGGAGTAGCCTTTATGGTTATGACTTGGCAGTAACCAACAACGTGCCGTCAGACCTTACAAAAGGCACACTGACAACTGCTAGTGCGTTGATTTATGGCGATTTTTCCCAACTTTTGATGGGATTTTTTAGCACCCCAGATATTTTAATCGATCCGTTTTCACAAGGTTCGACTGGGGCAATTCGTATCCGCGTAATGCAGGAAATGGATTTGGCCGTACGTCACGCCCAGTCATTCGCTGCGTGTCTCGACATCGATGCCTAACTAAACTGACGGGGCGGCGCAAGTCGCCCTGTCTTTCCCATAGGGGTCTAGTATGAAAATCAAATGCAAGCGCAATATTCTAATCGGCGGCACCGCGCACGTTGTTGGCGATATTGTCGAAGTGGCTGAAAATGTGGGTTTCGATCTGGTCAACACCGGCAAGGTCGAAGTTTATGAAGAAAAGCAGGGCATCACTGATCGGGCAATCGGCCTAACAAAGAAGTCAGCGGCAAGCCTAGTTAAGCGGAACACAAAGAAAAAATGACAATCAAACTTGTTAAAATCACAACGCTAAAAGACTGCCAAGCGGGATCGGTCGGCATTATGCTTGCTGGCGAAGATCACGATGTTCGCGAAGATGAAGCGAACAAGCTGATTGATCGCGGATATGCAAAACTGTGGTCGGCTAAAAAGGCAAAGCCGGTTGAAATGGACGCCGACTAATGGCTGTCGAAACCGCAGATGATCGCGCTATATTCATTGGCGTTGATGATTTCGGAGTTGCCGCAACTTATAACGGCGGCACGATCAATGGCATATTTGACAACGATTTCGTTGAAGTTGACGCTGGCGGGGGCGTTGGCTTTGCATTACAGCAACCACGCTTTGTTTGCCGCACCGCAGACGTTAGCACCGCAGCCGAAGGCGACACTATTACGATCAGCGCGGTGGCCTACACAATGCGGATTGTGCAAGATGACGGCACTGGTATGACCACGCTGGTTTTGGAGAAACAATAATGGCGCACGTTCGTCAGCAAATCCGCGATCAGATCGTGACCGCACTAACGGGATTGACCACAACCGGCAGCAACGTATTTCGCAGCCGTATATTTCCGCTGGAACAGACAAAGTTGCCAGCACTGTGTATTTTTACCAAGAGCGAAGCGACCGAATTTGATACAATCACTTTAGCGCGTTCGGTAAATCGGGTTTTGGAAGTTGCCGTTGAGGCATATGTAATTGGCACAGCGAATTATGATAATGCGCTGGATGGAATTGCGGTTGAGGTTGAAGAGGCCATTGCCGCTGATGTAACGCTAAACAATCTGGCAAAAGATGCACAGGTTGTCGCGTTTGAGGCTGACTATAGTGGCGATGGCGAACAGCCGGTTGCCGTTGGTCGGTTCACTCTTTCGGTGCAATACCGCACCAAAGAAAATGACGTTGAAACTGCCGTTTAGGAGATTTACTTATGGCGACTTTTAAAGGAAATGATGGGTCAGTCCTAATCGGCACTGACGTTATGGCTCAAGTGATCAGCTTTTCAGTTGATGAAACCGCTGACACAATTGAAACGACAAGTATGGGCGACACAGCCAAGACATATGTGGCATCATTCAAGGATTTCACCGGTACTGTTGAAACCTATTTTGACGATACTGACACAGCGCAATTAAACTGCCGCGCTGGTGATAGCATCACTTTGAACTTGCAAATGGAAGGCAACACATCTGGCGACCATAAGCTGACCGGTTCAGCGATTGTCACTAGCTTTTCAGTTAATGTTTCATCTGATAGCATCAACACCGCCACCTACAGTTTTCAAGGCACTGGTGGCCTAACTGAAACAACCGTATAAGGGGTAAACTATGGGTTTGGGAGAACAGATCGCCGCAAGGCGTAACCGCGACCGCAAGGTCATTAAAGTTGATGAGTGGGGCGAAGATGGGCAACCTTTGGTTATTTATTCTGGCTCTATTACCGCCGGAGACATCGACAAGCTGCAAAGAAAGCACAAAGACTTTCTAAATAATATGACGATCAGCGGAATGGTTGATCTGATTATTACCAAAGCTGAAGATGCCGATGGCAAGCGGATGTTCACACTTGAAGATAAAATGTATCTTATGGGTGATAGCGTGGCCTTGATTGCTGATATTGCTGGGCAGATGTTTGGCGATGTTGAAAGCGTTGGGGATGCGGAAAAAAACTAAAGGGCGACCCGTTGAGGCTGAATATGCTGGCCTTAGCGGATCGCCTTCACAAGACACAAGCCGAAATTGAAGAATTGACGCTGACAGAACTGAACGAATGGTTCGCATATTTTAAGGTGATCGAAGATGGCAAATCAAAATCTTAATTTCACGATCACAGCAAAAGACCTAACGCGCGGCACTTTTCGCAAATTAAACCAATCGCTGGGTCTTGTTCGCAAAGCACTATTCAACTTCAAGGTCGGTCTGACTGCCGTTGCTGGTGCGGCTGGTATTGGCTTGCTGGTCAAATCATCAATGCAAAGCATCGACACGCTAGGCAAGACCGCGCAAAAGCTGGGCGTCACTAGTCAAGCATTACAAAAGCTGCGATATGCGTCCAATCTGGCTGGCGTTGAAACGCGCACAGTCGATATGGCGGTGCAACGCTTTACGCGGCGGCTGTCTGAGGCTGCAAACGGCACTGGCGAAGCTAAAGATGCGCTGAAAGAACTTGGCTTGAACGCCAAAGAACTAGCCAAACAACCACTTGATAAGCAAATGCTAAAGCTGGCTGATGCGTTTGATGACGTACAGTCCAGCGGCGATAAAGTGCGTCTGGCGTTTAAGCTGTTTGACAGTGAAGGCGTGGCATTTGTAAATACGCTAGAAGGCGGCAGTGCAGCCCTGCAACAGATGTTCCAAGAGGCTGAGGGTCTTGGCTTTATCTTATCCAAAAGCGCAGTCAAAGGCGTTGAACAGGCAAATGATGCGTTTACAAAACTTAAAACGATGCTTGGCGGCGTGATCAATCAATTGGTTGCAGGACTTGCGCCAGCATTTCAAGCGATTGCAGAAACAATAAGAGTTAAACTTGTAAATGCTATTAAAGAAGCTGGTGGAGTTGAGGAATTTGGTCGCAGCCTTGCTTTGACTGTTGTTGGTTTGTTTAAAAAGGCAGCGCAAGCTATACAAAGTTTTACAGACGAAACAATCAGACAGCTTAACAGAGTTATTGCCTTCAGCGTTGAAATTGGCAAAAAACTTGATATTGATTGGGCTAAAAAACTTGAGCCAATGAACGTCAAAGATTTAGGTCTTGTTGGTGCTTTTGAAGAATTAGAAGCAAAAATAAGGGCGACCCAAGCTGCAAATGATATTTTGGGGCAAAGCACAGAAACAAACAGCGAAAAAACTAAAACCTATCGCAAGCAACTAATGGACTTGGCCGATAGCGCAAAAGACCTTCAAAAGAATATGGAAGCCGCAGCGGTGCGTGGGATCAAGTCGTTGGAAGATGCGCTTGTTGATGTAACTATGGGAACAGCCAGCGCGAAAGATGCGTTCAAATCAATGGCGCGATCAATCATTAGCGA